TTAATAATATATAATAAAATATATGGATATAGTGTTAAAGAATTGAGCGATGTATTCGATTTAACTGAAAATAAAATTTATTACGAAATTAACAAAATAATGGACAAGTTGAATTGGGTATATAGGTAGTGGGACTAGTTTTATTGGAGGTATTAAATGATAGATGAAATGGATTTTGTAGAAGTAAATGAATATATAGATGAGTTGGTTAATCAAGGCTTAACTTGGCGAGAAATAGGCGAACTATGTAACGAGAAATATAAGAAAGAATATAGTGAAAGTAAATGGCGTAAACCATATCAAATATGGAGGAAGACCGTAGATAGTGTTATTTATGCTGAAAGCGATAAAATAGTAGAGCAAGAATTAAAACGAATCGCTCGTGCTAAAATGCGATTAGATATAAATAAACAAATTATATCTCAAGAAAGAGCATTGCTAAATGAAGATGTTCGAAACGCTACGTTAGTAGAAATGTTTAATGATGAGTTGTTAAGCGTTTTAAGAGATAAAACTCACTTAGATAGGTTAGTTATACCTAATTCACATAAGACCCCAGAAAACTATGTTTTTGTACGTTCTGATGGGCATTATAACGGTCACCAAGACTTAGGTTTAGAGTTTAGTGAGATTTATAGTATTATTGCAAATAAAAAAGATGAATACGGATTCAATGAGATTGTTTTATGCGAGTTAGGTGATACTATTGATGGTGCTAGTTTAAGGACTAGTCAATTAATGGCGTTACGTAAAGGCATGGTTCATCAAGCGATGGATATTGCTAAATATTATGTTGAGTTATTAAATGCTATAACTCGTGATTTAAAAATCAAAGTAAAGTTTTTAATTGTTGAAAGTAGTAATCATACTCAATTAAGACAACTTGGTACAGGTCGAAGTGAATTACCAATGGAAGATTTGATGGTTATGATATCTGAATTAATACAAGTTGGAGTAAAAGATAATCCTAATGTGGAATTGATATCTGCTCCAGTTATTATGACTAAGATTAATAATATATCTTACATTATGGAGCATGGACACGATGCCTCTAAAGATGATTACTTTCAAAAGGTTGAAAGTTACTATAATAAACAATTCCAATATGCCTACATGGGGCATTGGCATAATTACAATTCAAAAGATATATTTGAAATAGATGAGTTAATGACTAATAAGAATTTAACGATTGTACCTCACTCGTGCACTGTACCTTCAACATTGGAAGAAACACGTAGATTATCGAGTGTACCAGCAATACATTTCAGTATTGATTCTAAAGAAGGTAAGAAACACCAAGAAAATATAGTATTAAAAAAATCATATAAGAGAATGTTGCGAAAAATGGAAGAAGAAAAGTACCAAAAAGGTAAAATAATCAGATTAAAGTAAAATAAGTATTGACTTTTTATTAAAAATATGATATAATGTAATTACACAGTTGACGTATTGTGTACTCTTAGATGAAAGCAAGTTTAATTGCTTGCTTGTAGGAAATTTAAAAAGGCAACCGTTCTAGAAATAGACAAACATATCAAATTTATATATCGGCCGTTTAAGTAATATATAGATGATATGAGGTTTGTGTCTTGTTCCTTGATTTCTTACAAACAGTCAATTGGGCTGTAGGTGAATCCAGCCTAAAATGGAACTTAATACAAGCGGATATGTGTCTAGGAAACTTTAGAAGCCCTAGACCTTTCCAAACAACATTTATTGTTGCATTCCCCGTTTACCCAGTAATTAAATTTATGGTTGGGTGTAGAGTTATAAGGAATTGGGGAATGGAAGCATATGCGAACTTATAACTCGTTTATCTAGGTATAGGAGAATTTGGTTAATCCGTGCGGTTTGGAACCGTGAGATTGGTGGTTCAAATCCATCTACCTAGACCATGCCTCTGTGATGAAATTGGTAAACATGCTAGTCTTAGAAACTAGTGCCGAAAGGCTTACTGGTTCAAGTCCAGTCGGAGGCACCAAACGCTCGTGTGTTGGAATGGTAGACAAAACGGACTTAAAATCCGTTGGGTAGTAATATCCGTAGAGGTTCAAGTCCTCTGACGAGCACCAAAATGGGTTATTAGTGTAATGGTATCATACGTGACTGTCTATCACGTGACACGGGTTCGATTCCCGTATTTCCCGCCATATTCCGAGATAGTGTAACGGTAGCACAGTGGTCTCCAAAACCATTAGTCTAGGTTCAAATCCTAGTCTCGCGAGCCAAAAAAAAAATCAAAGAGAGAAATCTCTTTTTTTTTTTGTCGTATTTTAGTATATTATGTGTAAAATTTACATTTTCTTTACATTTAATTAAAGAAATGGGTGTTTCGGATTGGGTATATAAGTAGAGGGGTGAGTTACGTTCACTTTACGTGGATAGCCCCTCTAAATTGTAGGGTATAGTAACCCTCGCACACATTCTTTCTTTAGACGGTATCTACTGGGATGTTACACATCCTGGTAATGCCATCGTGTGAATGAATGATTAATAAAAAACAAATGAGGTGATTATTTCTATGATTGAACAACCTAAAGAAACAAACAGGTATAAGCAAATTAAAAAGTACATACCTGAGATAATTGAATGGACTAGACAAGGTGTTACTAAGAAAGACATCGCTAAAACATTAAATATAGGATATAAGACATTATTCGAATGGATACAACGTTATCCCGAATTTAAAGAAGCATTCGATACAGGTAGCGATTTATTATTCGATGATATAGAGGCAAGTTTATACAAATCAAGCAAGTGGCAAACAATTACTGAAGAATGGTACGATGAAAATAACGAGTTAACTAAGAAATTCGTTAAGCAAATTGCACCAAATCAAAGAGCGATTGAATATACGCTTAATAACCGTAGACCAGAGAAATGGAAATCAGATACAAAAACAATTGATGTATCATTATCTGAAAAAATGCGTGAGAAGTTAAGTGAATTAAGTATCAATGATATTATAGCACTTGCGAATATGGATATAAACGAATTATCTAGTAACGATAACGAAACGGTAGAGGATTAGTTATATGTATAATGGTTTAGAGAAAGAAGAGTTAAATTTATTAAAAAAATACGCAAAGCAAGAATTAGCGAGACATAGATATATAGATTATTTGGAATATGTTCATCCAGGATTCAAACGAAATAGATTAAATGAGTTCTTGGCTCTCAAAATGGATAAGTTAATTGCTGAAGGCAATAAACGATATATGATATTTTGTCCGCCTCGAATTGGTAAATCTTTTACAGTTACTAAGTCGCTAGGTGCATATTTCTTAATGCATCACCCAGATAAAGAAGTAATGATTGCTTCTTATGGAGCGGAGTTATCAGTAGACTTTGGTAAAGCAAATCGTGATATATTTCGTTTACATGCACCAGACTTGTTTGGTTTATATATAAATGAACGAAAACAAGGTGTACAGGCATGGGAAGTAGCAGAACATAGTGGAGTTTGTAGAGCAACTTCTATTATGGGAGCGGTACCTGGTAAAGGTGCGGATTTACTTATAATAGATGACCCTATTAAAAATATGGAAGAGGTTAGTAAAGCAGAACAAAGAGATAAGTTATATGACCATTATTTATCCAACTTCAACGCTCGTTTACATGATAACGCATCAGTTGTCATTATATTGACAAGATGGCATGATGACGATTTAGCAGGTCGAATACTTGCTGAAACGAGAAGGTTAAAAGAAATGGGCGAACCTCATAGAGATTGGGAGATATTTTCATTCCCCGCAATCGCAGAAGAAGAAGATATATTGGGTAGAAAAATAGGCGAGGTTATCTGGCCAGAGAGATACCCATTAGAATATATGTTAGAAATAAAGGCTATGACTGGTAGAAAGATTTGGAGTTCTTTATACCAACAAAACCCAGTTGTCGAAAGTGGAGATATATTTGCAATGGATGATTTCCAAAGATATAGTACACCACCTAGTGAGTTTGATATGGTTATTCAATCATGGGATACATCATTTAAAAGCACACTTGGTTCGGATTATGTTGTTGGACAAGTATGGGGTAAAAAAGATAGTAAATTTTATATGTTATATCAAATTCGTGGTCGTTTATCATTTAATGAGACTAAACAAATGATAGTTGCTACAAGGAATAAGTTCCCTAAAGCAAGTGCCATCTTAATAGAAGAAAGTGCGAATGGATATGCAATTATAAATGAGTTGAGTAGTACAATTCCTGGTATTATACCGATTAAAGCGATTGGTAGTAAAGAGAGTAGAGCGAGTGCCGTTACACCTTATGTGGAAGCACACAACGTATTCTTACCTAACGATAGTACTGGAGATATGATTATAGATGAAGCGACTAGATTCCCACATGGTAAAAATGATGACCAAGTGGATGCTATGACGCAAGCATTAAATTACTTTAGAGATAATGATAGACGAGTTCAGACTTTTAGTAAGTCTATACTTGGTTTAAGATAGGAGGTATATATGATAGTTAATATTACTGAAAAAGAATTGACTTATGAGTGGATTGTTGAAAACTTACCAAGTTTAATAGAAAATCACACCGCTAATAGGGCAACTATAGATTTGTTGATTAAATATCAAAATGGTATGCACCCTATTTTGAATCGTATAATGAGTAATGAATATGTACCTAACAATAAATTAGTTAATAACTTCCCTAGATATATTACAACTGTTTCGGTTGGATATTTCATGGGTAACCCCATTAGTTATCAAGCAACTGAAACATCTAAATCAGAAGAAGTTGAAAAGTTTAAAGATATATTAAAGAAAGTTGATATCGAGAGCGTAGATGTGGATTTATCTACCAATTGTTCTATTACAGGTGTTGCTTACGAGTTAATTAAGACATTTGTAACAGATGATGGTGAAGTTTTACCTAAATCGTATTCACTTGATGGTAGAAACACTTTTGTAGTAGTAGATAATACAGTTGAGAGTAATCCGTTATTTGGGGTTTACTATCAAGAAATAAATTCTAATTATGGTAGAACATTAAATACTCGAATAATGGTGGCTACTAAAGATACCATGTATGAGTTTATCTATGAGAAAGATAAAGTTAAAATGATAGATGCGACACCACACTATTTTAATATAGTTCCTATAATTCAATATAAAAACAATCTTGGATTACGAGGAGATTATCAAGATGTATTAACGTTGATTGATGCTTATAATATGCTTCAATCTGACCGTATAAACGATAAAGAGCAATTAATTGATGCAATATTAATGCTTAAAAATGTTTCGCTTGAGGATACTGAAACCGTTAACAATATTCGTGAAAATAGAATATTGGTATTACCAGCAGATGGTGATGGGGAATGGTTAACTAAGCAATTACAAGAAGCAGATGTTGAAATATTGCGTAAGAACTTGGAAAACGATATCCATAAATTTTCACTTACACCTAACATTACAGATGAGCAATTCTCGGGTAATGCCAGTGGTGTAGCGATGCAATATAAACTATTTGGATTTGAGCAATTAATTAAAACAAAAGAACGTTTTTATCAAGAAGGATTAAGAAAGCGAATTAAAGCATATTTGAACTTCTTAACTAAGAAGAATCTAATAAAAGATATTAAATTACAAGATATAGATTACGTGTTCAATAGGAATTTACCAACTAATAACATAGAAATAGCACAAATGGTAAGTCAACTTAAAAACATATTATCTGACGAAACACTTATTTCTCAAGTACCTTTCGTTAAAGATGTTAAAGTCGAATTAAATAGACTTGAGGAACAAGATAAAAAGAAAAACGATAACCTACAAAAGAGTTTCGGTTTTCCTAAAGTAGGTGATGATGATGTTATGGACAAAGCAAATGACGGAGGAGGAACTGAAGAAACGGATAGAATACCTCCAAAGTCGAATTGAGTGGGCTTTAGATGACAACTTACCCGAATTAAGAAAAGAGTACGAAGACTTAACAAGTGAAGTACTAGATTTATATAAACAAGTTTCAGAAATTAAAGAAACTGAAACCATTAATAATAGAGAATTAGATGAACTAATACAAGACATTAAGGCTGAACCAATTTATCAAGATAATAAAATATGGCTTTATTTACTCTTAGCAGAATTAGCAAAAGTAGGATATTTAAAGAGAGATATTATGTTAAAGATTGGTTTATATAAATTAATGGTCAACCAAGCAGTTTATCTATTAGATGAATTTGATATGTTCTTTACATGGTCGATTCGCAATATTTATGCAGATGACCCATTTGGATTAAGATTACGAATTAGCGGTGAAGAAATAGATAGTATCCTTAGATATAGGATTCAAAACACGCATTACAGTACTCGTATATGGAATAATACACGAGCACTTAATGATAAATTATTTGATATGTTACAATTAGGATTGCATACAGATATGTCTGTTGAGGTAATGACTAATGAAATTAGTAAAGCGACAGGTGCTAGTTTTAGTGCTAGTAATAGGTTAATTAGAACTGAATTAAATGCAGTTTATAATAACACCTTGTTAACTTACTATAAAAACGCAGGTATTAAACAAGTACAACAAATATCTACATTGGATATGCGTACTAGTGATATTTGTAGGATTAGACATTTAGCGATTATAGATATATCGAATGCGGTAATAGGTGAAGATATTCCCCCATTACATCCTTATTGTAGGAGTATCATTATTCCAATATTAACTTAGCCGACGGGCGTTAAACGGTTATAAAGAAGGAGGGTTAAGATGGAAGTACTAGACAAAAAGGTAGATGGAGTTGAAACAGTTAAGGACGATATTAAACAAGAGGAAATCGACAAATTAGTTGAGGAATTAGCACAAAAAAAGGCTATTGAATTAACTAACAATGCAGTTGCGGAAAGAGTTCGTAAGTTAAATGAAAAACACGAATTAGAGAAACAACAAGCAATTGAAGATGCCCTTAAAAAGGCTAAAATGACAACTGAGGAACTAGAAGCAGAAGAGATTCGTATATTAGCAGAAAAAAATGCTGAATTGGAACGAAAATATAACGAGTTAGTAAATAGCGGATTGATTAAATCTAAATTATCAGAAGCAGGTTTACCTCAAACAGACGCACTAGTTAAATCATTACTTAACAATGTTAATGAAATTGACGATATAGTCAAAGAATTAAAAGACAATTTCGATACCGAATTACAAAAACGAGTTGATGAAAAACTCAAAACATCTACTATTGATTTTAAACAACAAACAGTAGATTTAACAAAACCAGAAACAAGACATCGAAATACTGCTAGTAGAATCGGTGTTGCGTAAAAAATTAATAAAATAGGAGGATTAAAAAATGGCAACAGTAACAATTAAAAACACAATACAATTAAATCAATTATTACCAATTGTATTAGAAGGAGCATATACATCACCATTTATCGTATCAGCAGACCAATTAAACTTTGTTGACGGTAAAACATTCAAATTTAAACAAATGAGTGTTGGTGGATATAAACCATCTACATATACAAGTGGAGCAAGAAAACAATATGCAGTTCAAGATGTAAACATGGCTGAACAAACATTTGAATTAACATTCTTCAGAGAATTTGAACATAACGCTTTCGTTAGAGATATTATTTATTCAGGAGGAGTTTATAATGCAGATAACATTATAGACACATTCATGACTACTCAAGATGTACCTGAAACAGATGCTTATTTCTTTAGTAAAGTAGCACAAATTGCTAAAACTGCTAATTTATCTAAATCTGATAAAATCACTAATTTTACTAGAACAAACATTTTAGATAAAATTGATGAATTAACTAATCAAGGAAAAATTAGAACTTTAATTTCAAGAGGGGAAGGTATCTTATATGTTCGTACTAAAGTAATGGATTTACTTGCTAAATCAGAAGATTTTGCTCGTAATATCAATGTAGTTGCAATTACTGAAGGACATGCTATTTCAACTAGAATTGTTCGTTATAACGGATTACCAATAATTGAAGTTGTAGATGAAGGACGTTTCAATGACTTATTCGACTTTACAGATGGATATGTTGCTGAAGGTAACACTATCAACATGTTATTTGCTAGCCCATTAACTACTAAAACTGTTATCGCATTTAACTGGTTAAATATCTTTGCACCAGGTGAACATACTTACGGAGCAAGTTATTTACTACAAATGGAAAAATGGATGGATGTATTTGTATTTAACAACGGTTTAAATAACAAAATAGATTCAATCGCAGTTTCAGTTGATGAAGCAGACGAAGAAGGAAGTTTATAAGCACTATTGGGTGGCGTAGTGCCACCCTTTCTTATAATTAAAAAGGAGGGATTATGTGATTAAAATACGAAAAGACAATATTGTTTACAAAATAGATAAACGATATGTAGATAATTATTTACGTAAAGGTTTTGAAATAATTGAAACACCAAAAATAGTGGAAGAAGTAACAACTGAAGTTGAATTACGTGCAGTTAAAGATGTAGGTAAAATGACTAAAATTGAATTAATAGAACTTGCCAACACTATGGGTTTAACCTTAACAGGTGAGGAAAAGATAAACGATTTACGAAGATTATTACGATAGGGGTGTCAATATGATAGAAGAAGAAAAATTAAAATTATTGGAAGAAATTAAGATAGATATCGGTATTACTTCTAATGAAGAAGATGATTACTTGAATATGAAAATTGACGATTCCTTAATCGACATCAAGCGATATATTGACCCAAGTAAGTTAGACATCTCGCATATCCCTACCTATTTAATTAATAGTATAATAAAGAAATTAGTTATATTGTATTATAACAGGCGTGGGTTAGAAGGTACTGGTTATTACTCAGAGGGAGGTTTAACATTCTCATATAAAGAGAAAAACGAAGCCCTTAGTGATTTAAGTAGATTTCAGAAACCTACTCTTACCAATATACGTGGAGTTGATGCTTAATGCGAGAAAGGGATTTAATTACAATTAATTATCGTCCAATCGAAATGGTTGAAGACTTACACGGGAATAAAGTAAAGCAATTTAATACCGTTTTACATTCAATAATTGGTACAGTTAGACCCGAATTACTTACTACTGATATTAAAAACGTAGGTAGTAGAATCACGGGTAATATACTAGTTTATGTTCCTAAAAATAAGAATTATAATTTTAATGTTAAACAGGGAGATGGGTTCTATTTAGATGGTGATGATACCGATGAAAAACCTACATGGTTTGTATCTAATGTTCCATTTCCATACATTAAACATTATGTATTAGTTCTTAAAAATAAGGTGGAATAATGAGATTTAGAGTGGAAGTTAAACTAGGTGATACTTTAAGAGATTTACCTGGATTACACACTAGGATTCGTAATAGAACAGTTACTGAATTAAAACGTTCGGTATCAATTGCTAATATTTACGCATCCGTATTAGCACCTAAAGATACGGGAGCATTAGCAAGTAATATCTCTCATGGTGTAAATGAAGAAGAACATAGGATAGTAGGATATGTTCGTAGTGAACCAATTGCTGGAGTTCCTTATAACGTTTACCAAGAATATGGTATTGGTCAAGCGGGTGCTAGTGGGAAAATACACGAGCGAGCGAAGTCTAGTTTAAAAGATACGGTTACACCGATGAGTTATTCGAGTATAAAAGGATTTGGAGCACAACCCTATATGTATCCTACGGCGAGATTACTTAGCAAGATGTTTGATTTACCATTGATATACGAGGAGGAGTTACGAAAATGAATAAGACTAATATTAAAACTGAATTTTACAATTTACTTAAACCATTAAAAGATGAAGGTATTGAAATTGTAGGGTTAGGGAATGAAAATTTCAATAAAACTCCATTAATCGCATATAAAATAATGGATAAATACCCGATTATAATACAAAACAAAGTAGAGAGATTTACTGAATGGTATTTCTTTATACAAGCGTACGGCGATAGTTCAGTCGAATGTACTGGGTTGAGCGACCGAATAGACAATATATTAAAACCCATTGGATTTATCGAGATGGATTTCCAAGATGGGTTTGATAAAGAAAGTGGAAAATTCGTTATCACTAGCGTATATAGAATTAGGTTAGATGATAATGGGTATTCATATAATTTAATATAGGAGGTATAAATATATGATTAGTAAAGACACATTTTTAACATTTAAACGTGCTGGTGATACAGAAGCAATTATCGCTACAGGTTTAATTGACGTTCCTGCTATGGCTGGTGAACGAAACATGATTGATATTACAACTTTAGCAGATGACAGTTTAAAATACACTCCAGGTTTAAAAGACCCAGGAGATTTACCAATGGTTTTCTTATATGAAAATAAGAGTGAAGATTCACCTTACAGAGTATTTAGAAAAGCAAGTGACGCTAACGAAGTTATTGATTTTGAATTAACTTTACCAGATGGTACTAAATTCGCTTACAGTGGAATACCAACAGTTACTATCGACGATATCACAGTTAATGATAGAATCACATTTACTTGTAAAGTTGCTTTAAAGAGTGACATTATTGTAACAGACCCAACTGGGTCACTATAAGAGAGATATAAAGGAGGGTTTACTATATGATTAAGTTAAACGTACAAGACAAAGAATACACATTGAGATTAACATCTCGTGCATTGAGAGATTTAGAAACAAGAGAGAAACAAAGTATAATCAAGTTATTTACAACGATTGAAGATAATTCAGTAATCGAGCCATTTATTAAGATAATTCACGCTTCATTACAAAAATATCATCCTGAAGTGAAACTGGATGATGTATATGATTTATATGATGATTTAGTTGAATTTGAAGAATATGATTTGAATAAATTACAAGAATTAACTGAGAGAATACTTGCAACTGCGGGTTTAAATCTGAGGACGGAGTAGAAGAAACCTCTAACGACTCCGTTTCCTCGCCATCTCAATCGAGAGAAGTAAAAGTATATGAATATTTTTATAATATGTTAGAGGATGAGTTTTTACCACGATTTATATTATTGGGTTTAAGTGTTGATTATTTTTGGGATTTAACTCCCCGTGAAATTAAAAATGCAATTAAACAATATAATCGTGATTTAGAATATGATTTACAAGTTAAGTCTAAATTAGCATACACTACTGCAATTATGAACGCAGAAGCCTATATAGGTAAATTGCGAGATTATAATGTTTATTTCCCAAAAATTACAAGTGGTGTAGATGTTAATGAAAAGGACATAGAATTAAAAAGAACAATGTTAAATTATGCAAATGCGATAAAAATGAAAAATATTAAAAGAGCAAATGAGGTAGGTGAGTAAACATGGCAACAGATAGCAGAGTCTTAGAAACCAAAGTCATTGTCGAAGATAGTGATTTTAAGAAGAAAATGGACAACATGTCTAGCGACATGAAAAAGTTTTCAGCGGGTATAAGCCAAGGATTTAAAGACCTTAGCGAAAACGCACAAAAAAGTACTAGTAGAATTAAGAATACGGCTCTTGCTTTATTCGGTGTTTACTCTACCTATAATTTACTTGCGAGAGCGAGTAGAGCCTATTTAGCACAAGACGAAGAAACAAGTAATAAAGTTCGAGCGGCTTGGATAGGATTAGGAGCAATGTTTGCCCCTTTATTGGAAAAGATTGCAGATTTTGCAATAAGGGCTGTAGCGTATTTGAATGTTTTTATAAAAGCATTGTTTGGTGTTGATTTATTAGCAAGAGCACAAGAGAAATCATTTGGTAAAGCAGCTAAAGGTGTTAATAAATACAAAACTGCATTGAGTGGTATAGATGAAATAACCAATATAGAAATTCAAACTGGTGGAGCAGGGGATATTGACTTAGGTTGGGCAGATGAGTTTAAAAACTTAGACTTGAACCCTAACATTGTTAAATTCTTTGAGAATCTGGCGGGTTGGATTAAAGGTATTGATTTTAAACAACTAACTAAAGAATTATTAGTAGTTGTCGGTTTAGTAGGAGCATTATGGGGTGCATTACAAGTCGCTAAAATGGTAATAGCGTTCAAGAAAATCGGAGATGCTATTAGTTTCCTTAGTGGTGGTGCTACTGGAGTAATGAGTGTAGTATTAGCATTTAAAAACCTAGTAGGAGTAGGTGTTGCTTTATTTGGATTGGTTTCAACATTCAAATATATTGGAGAGTTCATAAGTAATCCTAATTGGAGTACATTCTTCGCTATAATTAAAGGTATCTCTGTTACTGTAGCAGGTATTGCTTTAGTAATGGGTGGTTGGACAGTTGCATTGGGTGCAGGTGCGGTCGCAATGGGTGCTTTAATTGGGGAAATGATTACTCAAGATAGTGCTGGTAGAAAATTAAGTGCTACTATAAAAGAAATCATTAAAAATGAAGAGCGTTTACAACAATTAAACGATGAATTAGCCGATGCTACTGATAGATATACTGGTGCCGTAGATAGAGCACGTGAGGCTAAAGATAGATTATTAAATATTGAAAAGCAACATAAAGTATCTGGTGAAGAAATCTATACTTTAATTCAAACACAAGGTATTCAAGCATACGATAAATTAACTAAAGTAGAGCAAGATGCGTATAAGGCTTATCTTGACCTTATTAGTGCAGAAAAAGATAAAAAAGTTGCTTTAGAAGAAACTAATAAAATTCAACAAGAACAAATTAAAATCGAAGAAGAAAATAAACAAAAGAAACAACAAATGTTACAATTATCAAAAGAGAGCACAAAAGCGATTAAATTAGAAAAAGATGAATATAAAGTATATAAAGATGCTGTGGTAGAGGCTTATAATAAAGGTGAGATATCTGCAGAACAGGCTCGTGATGCTATCGAGAAAGCGATGGGTAGAATGAGTAAGTCTTCACAAAAAACATTTAGAGAAGATTTACCAAAAGACATTGAAAGCGGATTGAATCCAGATAAATACAAATCATGGGGTAGAAAACTAACCGATTGGTTTAGTGGATTATGGAGTAAAATCTTTGGTAAGAAAACTGTTGAAATCGAAGCCAAAACAAGTGGTACGGGTGGAGGAGGAAGTAGTTTTGCTAAAGGGATACAAGAAGTACCTTATGATATGATTGCTACTATTCATAAAGGCGAGGCTATAGTACCGGCTAAGTTCAATAAAGATAGTTATTTCCAAGGTAGTAATCAAACAGTTGTAGATAATTCTGACGTTGTTAGAGCGATAAATATATTGACTAGAACTTTAGAAGATAAAAATATGAGTGTTAATATAGATAAGAAAACGATAGGAGAAAGTGCAATTGATTATGTTAATGCTCAAAATAGAATCTTAGGTAGAGGGGTGATATAGAATGAATGAATTCATTATATGGTCTGCAAAAAAGAATGATGTTTATCAGAATATGTTACCTCCATCAACCTACGAAATAGAGTATGAGGATATGGATAAAGGTAGTTATCGTTCACAAGTATCGGGAAACCTTATTGATACAGTAGTTTCGATTAAATGGTCTAAATTACTATTTAATTATGTTAACTTGACTGCAGAACAAGTATATAATTTATTTGATATAATTGACCAAAACCCTATTTTTATCAAAGCAAAGAATCCTAGATATAATACGGAACAAGAAATGCAAATGCGTTGTAGTAGAGTTAAAGTCGTAATGAATGAGAAGCGAAACTATGATATGAGTTTTAATCTAGTTCAAAAGACAAGGGTGGCTGGTAAACAATGATTATCGAATTTGATGGTATTGCAATCAACAATGATGCAATTGCGGAACTAACCAACGATTATAAAATATATGTAGATAATTTTTATTTAGGCGGTGTAGCGTCTAATACTTTTAAGTTAACTTGTGGTAAACAATTCATAAATAATCATCCTAGCGAAATTATAATAAATGATGGTACTACAAGTTTTCATTTACAAGTAGATAAAATAACTGAAGATAAGAGTTTTTATTATTATGATTTAGTAGACGCAATGGTTAATTTCGACTTTCAATATGATGCTAAACCATTAATAGATTCTAATAAAAATAACGAAATAGATACACATTTAAGCGATATATTACAAGATATATGTTTACAAGCGAACATTGAATGCCAATATGTGTTAACTACTACTGATTACGTAGTAAATTGGTGGGATAATCGTATAACTGCTCGTGATTATATATCTATGATTGCAGAAAAGGAAGGTTGTTTTGCTAGAATTAACGATAATGGGGAATTGGATTTCATCCCTGTTAATTCGCCAAGTAAGATGACTATATCTGAAGAATATGTAAGTGAGTTATCTATCGGAGAAAGAAAAGAGATAACTCGTGTTGTTTATGATAATGGAGTAAATAAATGGGAGTTCGGCGATGACACAGGAAACACTTTATATTTAAACCCTAATAATGTATATATATTAGATGCAAGTGATGTAGAGCAAATATATAATAAAATAAACGGATTTACTTTTTATTCTATTACTGTGTCAGATGCACCTATTGATAGTGCAATTCGTGCGGGTGATATTATTACATTTAAAGATGTTGATAATAACTTATATCCTACAATCGCTCAATATTCAACTTCTTACGGTGGTGGTTGGATGGGTGGTTATTCATTTGACATAAAAACGGATAAACAACAAGAAACTAATGTA